AGCCCAACGAACAACATCAGTATGCATAGGTTTTCGCATACCAACACAATTTAATTCAGATTGGTCTTTGTGGGGAGTTTTGAATTCAAAGTCAAAATATTTTTTTAGAATATTTTTTTGACATCCTGCATTTTTTATATTGTCTAGCATAATATTTTCAGATGCATTCATGATTTTAAAATATATTTCTTTATCGCAATATAATGATGTTACGAGTGTATCAACATTATGCGATACTTCGCGATTGTATAATGGTGGCGTTGCTTTTTTTGTAAAGTCGTGCTTCCAATCGTCAGGGGATCCTTCTTCTAGTTCTTTTAACAACACCTCTTTCGAAGTATCATGGAATGCATCTTGCCACGTCTTTGCTTTTTGTTCTTGTAGAATATTGTCAGCTGATGAATAGCAGTTTTTAAATGTCGACAGTTCTCTATCGAGATCTTCGAGCATTTGTTCAGGGGTTAGCTGTGTCTTGTGCATTTGTTGTGCAAACATGTATTCATAATAAAAATATGCTTTGTGTAAGAACATATTGTCGCCACACTGCCCGTATAAAACTAAATCTGGTTTTTTCGAAAGATTACCCATTTGCCAGTATGATGGAATACAATCCCAATAAAAACAAGTTGGGTCATTTAAATGCTTTTTGGTTATTGCTTCTATGTTTGATGTGCTGATATCTAATATGTCCCACTGCACTTCATTACCTCGTTCCTTCCAGTAGTCAACCATGTATTGTTTGTACTCAACCGGAACGTTTGGTGGATCAAAAGAATATGAAATTTTTTTTACATTTGGAAAATAACAGTCTTGGGCCACAGAGTCTATGCCTTCACTCACACTGCTGACAATATGCTTGTCTTTAAATTCTCTGTTAATAACGTCTGCATGATATTGCCATTTTTCATGTATGAACTGTTCTAGTTTGTCTTGGTCAGTGTATTCATGCGGTGAATTCATAGCATCCATTAGGTCTTTGTAGGTGTTGTGTATTTGGACAATATTAATTTTATCGCCGACAGCTCTTATCATGTAGTCGGGTTGTAACATATAAACTTCTTTAAAAAGTGTCAAGCACTGGGAAGGATCATACTGTTTTGCTCCCGGTGTGTGTTGATAGACATCTATGCCTGCATATTGATCTGAGACACGAAATTTTTCAAGTTCGTCTGTATTCCTTCCATAAGTTGGAGGATTCATTATAAAGTTTTCCCAACGTTCAAATGTTTCCTTAGGCTCGTATGCCAGTTGTTCCTCGGTGAATGTTTCTAACCGTCTAACAATTTCTTTCATATCTAAGTCATCTCTTTCTAAAGGCATCAAATAAACAGCATTGGTAAATTCAACTCTACCATTGTTACGCCAGAAAACCTTGCTTTGATAAAAATAATCAACTATGCAATGAGCAGTGTTTTCTGTCAAAATTGCAACTTGAAAATTGCCGTTTGCTTGTTCGAGTTCGTGGGGGTCTCTTTTTACAACGTCGTCGATACTTTCATCACTTATAACATAGCCAAAGTAGATGACAAGATGTTTGTCATTTTGAAAAACTTTTACTTCGTTATCAGCGTACCAATACCATTTGCCGTATTTGTTTGGAAGTTTTTTTGTGTCGGATACAAAATATTTCATAATACTCCTGTTACTTATTGTTAAGTTTTTATGCCTGTAACTTTTATGATTACCCTGTCGACGTCACTTGTATTTTTTGTCCAGTGCAAGGCTTGCCAGTTGTTTAATCTTATGCACTGTCCTTTTTGCCATTTCCATTCTTTGTTGTTAACAGAAAATATATGCCCATCGATATGATCTTCGACAGCCACAAACATACGCCATACATTGATTCCAGGTTTCTCTAATGAATGTTCTACGTTTAATAATCCAGGCAACGTTTCACATACTTTTCCTAGATAGTCATTTAAAAAATCTAAATGAGGCTTACATTCTTCTCCGGGTCTTTGTATTTGTATTTTTGCATCTATGCAGTTTAAGAATGGCCATTTGTCTTTTGCCCAGTGTGTGATGAAGTCATTTCTAATACTGTCATAACCTTCACTGCCTTTGGTAGCATTATCTAAATTAAGTTTAGGTACTTTATAGTTTCCAGGCAGTACTTCGTACCCCCATGCATCTAAATCCGCAAGGGTGGCAGAGTCTTGATACTCGTCTATATTATTTGTCCAGCTGATATATTCTTTTAACTTCATCTATTGCATTTTTATAATTTGTTTCGATCTTAGGCATATACTTTATCTTGTGCCCAAAGAAATAATCTTCGTTAGTTGGCAGTGTGCATTCTAATTTTTTTCTACCTAATACAACTAATCCATTCAAATAATATTGTGGATGTAATCCCTCACCTGACATCTGTGCAACTAATTCAAACGTGGCTTTAGTTCTTTGAAAACAATTAGGAATACCATCACCTATTATTGCATAGTCAACTTTACTCCATAGTAGTTTGTCCAAATCCGGTAACATATGATCAGCATTATGATGACCGAATAGTACAAAGTCGTGCTGTGTCCAATCGTATGTGTGGCTGTCTTCTAGTATTGTGATGATTGCTTTAGTGTTAGGTTCGATTGATCGTTTTACAGTATTAAAAAACTTTTCTCTTTTGTCTTCTGGCAAGAACATATAGTTGTCTACTAGGTATAACTTTTTTCCAGATCCTTCTATTTTATCCCATATGTGTTTTGCAGTTGTGCCGATGAATGTGCCTAGCTCACAAACAGATTTTGCATCGCTGTTATGAATAATATCAGTCATGTAGTCGTATTGTTGTACAGAATAACCAGACCATAAACTTTGTAATTGCATAATGATATTTAAGGTAGAGATACCACCGCCACAAAAAAAGGGCGATAGTTGCCTGCCGCCCTTTTAATAAATTAGTTTAGTGATTTGATTATCTTAACAATTCCTGGTGTTTCAGTTAAATTACTTTCCCATTTACTGTATTTAGATACTGCTTTTTCTTTCATTAATGATTGATCTGCATTTGACAATTCAACAATCTCACACCCTCTTGCTGATGCTGTTTCTTCAAACTGTCTTGCATCTTCAGTTGTCCATCCTCTTTCAAGTGTAGCAACTTCTTTCGCTACTGCGTTTAAAGTTTCTTGTTCTGACGCAGTTAATGTGTCATAAAACTTTTTACTTACAACTATGTCTGTTAAAAACAATGAGTGATTTGATTTTAAGAATTTTTTACCTTCTTTAAATCTAATGTATGTAGTATCTCTAAAATCTACATCACTCTCTTGTTTAAATTCTTTTCTTTCGATTGCGTTTAGACCTAGGCTTTCCATGTACTCTTTTGTAACTGGATTGCTATTAACTAACACTGTTTTACCTGCAAAGTCTTCAATTGTAGGTATTGAATCAAAAGAACCAAATGCTCTGTATCCACCCGAGTAAGTGTATGCTAATCCTACCATACCTCTTTGTTCTAAGTGACTGTTTATGTGTGTACCAACTTTTCCATCTAACACTTTAGTTGCGTGGTCATGTGATTCAAACATCCATGGCATGTCTAGTACATTGTGTAGGCCGCCTAAATCTGCTACCTCAACCTGTGCTATTGAAATGTCGTCATTTTTTAATGATTCAAATAGATTTGAATAATCAATTTTTTTACCATATTGTGATTCGTACTCATTAAAGTCAGCAATTAGTTCAACCTGTAGTTCTCCGTTGCTTCTTTTTTCTAACAACTCTTTGAATGCTGTTGCTGGTCTCATTACAACTTCTGCAGGGCATGGGCCAAACCCTTGTTTGTTAGTTGATAAAATCAACCATTTTAGTGTTTTCATATTGCGCCATCTCCTTATATTGCAATTTAATTTAAATGTATTTACTGGATATTTATCTGGATTATTAGGATTAGTCCAATCAAACTGGTAATATACTCTATTTCGCTTGAATTATATTAAGTTAGTAATGAAACTGATAATATGCTACTGTATTGTGGCTATTACTGATCTTCGTCTGAGTGTAGCTCGTTTAACAGTTGTCTTAGTTTGCCACCTTCAACTGATGCCTTAACTTTACCAATGTCATCACCTTTACGAGGATCTGGCATCTTTGGTTCGTTTGATGTGTCTGCTGTTACTTTTGAAGTTTGTTTTAGAGAATCATATATCTTATTCTTACCCTGTGTGTTGTAACTTTGTGACTCTTCTTCATCCAGACTGCTGATTCTCAAACTGTCTACATTAAATTCTAAGTCTACTTTTTGTCCAACACCACTAGATGATCTAGTTTTCATAAACTGTATTTGATATCTGCCACGTTCTTTCATTGCTCTACTTGTAAAGATACCGATCACATTATCTGCTGTTTGTATCTTAGATAGTCCGCCTGAGATGTGAGAGTGATCAAATTCTATTTCTTCAACACTTGCTCTGTTTAACTGTGATGCTGTTGCTAACACACATTGTTTTTCAACAACCAAGTTTCTTAATTCCTCAGACACATACTTGTCTTTGATAAACAAGTCTGCAGGTGATATTCTTTTGCTCTTAGGCATCATGAGATCCAAGTAATCAATTAGTATACAATCTATTTTCTTTTTTGATTTAAGTTCTAATTCTTTTAGATACGTTCTAATATCTAGTACATTACTTCCACTTGGCAAATATTTGATCTGCAAGTTACCTGATTTTTTCTTTAACATTTTAACTTTCATCTCAACGTCATCTAGTTGCTTCATTACTGATCTTGTTGGAATGTTAGTCATCATGGCATCTAGCCTCATTGCCGTTAGTGCTTCTGATAATTCAAAAGAGATGTAACAAACATTAAGTCCGGCTGTGGCCCAATTAACTGCAAGATTCTGCAAGAACAAACTCTTACCTGCTCCTGATCCACCTGCGAAGATGTTTAGCTCTCCTCTGTTAAATCCACCAAACAGTTTCTTATCCAAGTTAGCCCACCCTGTGCTTATCTGTCCGTTGTTATCTTTTAATGCTTGTAGTCTACCTTTCGGATCTTCGAAATAGTCTGTACCCATATCTCTTGTAAGTCCTACACTGACTGCTTCTTTAACCATGTCCTCAACAGGACCATAATCACCTTTCTCTAAAAGATCAGCTGATGATAGTATTGCTTGTTCAAGTGCTTTGTGTCTTGAGAATGTTTCAAACTCGTCTAGTAGCCAGTTGAAGTGTGCTGGATCTAAATCCTTTGCTTCTTTTAATTGTATTTCGTGTTCTGCATTTATCTGTGCTACTTCCGGCATCACTTTGTAATCGTCCATATAGTCTTTAACAAACTTTGCTATAGGTTGCAGTTTACGATCAAATGATTTAGGATTGAATATGTTCTGTGCTCTAGCAAACGATTCAGCATCTGCTAATAACATTTCAATATACAATTTCTGTACATCAAATGAATAGTTCTTAGCCTGGTGTTGCTCTTCGTTGTTATTATAATCAGCCATACATCTTTCTCTTTAAATCTATTTTCAGTTTACTTGATTCTGTTGTTTTTAATATAGATTGTATCGTAAACAGTCTACCGTATTTTAACACAGCATCAGCCACATCGTCAACTCCATCTTCCCATTCTGGAAAAGCAACTGACCATCCAAACTCCAATGCTTGGTTAATAAGTTTTTGACCAGGAGCATCTCTGTCTGGTACAACTATTACTCGTCTGTTTAGATTATTAATCAATTCTTTTTGTATATCATTTATCTCCGATCCAAGTATGCTCACACCAGAAACGGTAATAGCATCAAACGGACCTTCTGTTACTAGCACAAATTTTCTTGACCAATCCTGTGCATCCATGTTGAACACATATCCAGGCTGTACATCTGTGTAATACTTGACCCTATCAGACTGTTCGAACATCCTACCCGTGAAGCCCACTATGTCTCCTCTCCAGTAAAACGGTATTAGTAATCTTTTGTTTACGTCCCAATGCTGATCCGGAGAATACATAAAGTCATACCAGTCGGCACCGATACCTCTACTTTTTAAATAATTTAATAATGCATCTATCTTGTTCCATTGTGGCTCTGTTAAATCTTTTGCAACATATTTTTCTAACCATACTTCTAGGTTGTGTGTATTCTTTGGCAATTCTCTTTTACTAAATGTAACAAATTTTTTCTGCTCGTATTTTGTGTCTCCTTCTTCTTCACGCATGGCTTCGATGGCCATTTTTCTTATAGTATCATCTGGAATATTAATGTAGCCCATAAACGTTCTCATCTTTTGATTCAGTTTACGACCAATAACATAGTTTGCTTTGAACCCACAGTTAAAACAATGAAATGATATTGTGCCATCTGCACTGGTCATTATTCCTCCACGTTTCTTTTTGTCTGCTGTCTCTCCATTGTGTACACAACAAGGTGCATTGAAACTTATCCAACCACTGGGTGTTTTCTTTTTGTTCGCAGGTAGAGATGTCAGAATAGTATTCTGTATCACGTTCATAAACTATATTTTACTGTCTATATAGGATTTTGTCAATAAGACCGGTATTTCCGGAATCGTTTTGCCAACTAAATCTAACTGCTTGGTAAACACCATAAAAGTTGTAGTTGGTAACACTTGTAGAGTTTGAAAAACTATTTGTTCGCGAGCCTGCACCATCCATGGTAATATCAAACCAATCTGTGTTTCCAGGTGTAACTGCCATTGTGCCTTGTACTCTCAAACCACCTGAGAAGTTTCTAGTATACACTGCGATCGTGTGCAGTGCTTTGTTATTATTTTCGCTTGGTCTTGCACTAATAGAGCCTGATGTTTTTGCCATTGGTCCTTGTGCTGATTCAAAACTTGATATTTCTGTACTTGCTACTGCTTCCGGATATGCTCCGTCTAATACTTCTAGTGTTCCTGCGGCATTATATCCTGTGTCTGCATACGTTACAATAGTACTACCATCGTCTGTTAATTTTTGTTTTATACTGTAATTGTAAAACTTTGCCTCTAATTTTAGTAGGTCGCCTGGTGTGATATCAACTGTTGCTGTGCCTTTAGTTGCAATAGTACTTCCGTCGTCTATTACTTTTAAAGTACGTGTTAGCACACTCTTTTTGCTATCGGTATCGATAATATTGATCTCGTATGTCTTGCCCACTATATTCTGAGCCTTCTGATCCTCATTCTTAAACGTGAATGATACAGGATTAGTGACCCCTCTATGTAATGTTAACCGTCTATCGTACACTTTCGAGTTCCTTCCATGATAACCACTTTGATACGCAATTACCACCTGATTTATTAAATACCTTTGTACTGTTTGCATAATACATATTTAACAGTATTTATAGATATAGAATGAATGAAATTTTTAATACATTAAAAGACAAATTTCCTTTTTTAAGTCTGATCAGAAAGGGCGATTTGGAGTTTGTGGGCATAGTACAAAACGAAGACACAAACGTTATCAGCTTTTACGACTATGGACGTTTGATGTTGCCAGCAGACAAGATGAAATTCTTAAAATGCGGTGATATTTGGTGGACTGAGTCAAATAGAAAACTACCAATTAACATCTTCTTAAAAGGTGATTTTAGATACTTTAGGTCTACACTAATAACGTTGAACAGTAAAGACGTTGAAATAGTACACGGTCCTACTGTTAGACTTTCTGAAATATCAAAGAAACGAGTAAAAAGAAGAACTATTCAGTTAGTAAGAAGACCTATCTAGTCTTTAGCTTTTTCAATATACTTTTTATAATATATCGTCAGTGGATTATCCGCTTGATAACGACACTCAGTCGAAGGCATAGGATAGCTTTTTTTCTTCTTACGTTTTTTGGAAAGTTTTTTAGTCTTTTGATTGTGCATCAAAACTATATTTAGCTTTGGCAATCAAATTCATCTGCACCACAATTGCCTGTGCATATGCAACAGCATGTGACTTCTTGAAGAAGTATGATCCGTCTTTAGGTTTTATCCACACGTCTTTTATTATATCAACCCAGTCCTTGTACATTAGTCCTCTTTTAGCAGGACGTATAATTGCTAGTACAGCCGCAAGTTGTTCTATTGTTTTAGGTTCAAGTTTGTTTACAATGTTAAAGTGTCCGTTTAGATGAAACAATTGGTCTACTACTGTAGAATCTTTTAGCATATCCCAATCAGGCTCTTGTATCATAAGTTCAACAAGCTGTTGTTCTGATTTTACTTCTTTGTAGAGATTTACATTAAGACAATCAATTTTAAAGTATCCTCTGTCCTCTGCTTTTTTATAATCTAATGAGCTGTGTCCTGTAACTGGATGTTCTGGTACAGCATGGAAGTATACACCGCTCTTGTGTTTTTCTGTTTTGTCACCTTTGATCATTGTTGCAGGAGTATGTTTGAATAGTTTCAATACTCCGTCTCTGTCAAAAAAGTCTATGTCTACATCAGGCATTTTTCTTTTTGTAATCCTTTATTGTTTTGTTTAATTCTCCACCTTCAAAGTTTGGCAGATTTATTAACGTGTTTAACACTTTATTATTTGGATCAAGTTTATAAACTTCTATACCCAGTGAGTTTATAAATCTATCATCCATTGCTGTTTTAATAAATTTTCCCATTAGTGTACTGTTCCTTTTCTTTTAGCTTCATAATGTTGGTCAAATTTCTTTTTAGTTCCAGGTTGTAATACTTCTAAACAGTCTAACATCTTGTGATATCCCTTGCTTACTTGAACTTTATGATTCATTTCAGGCATACAAATTTTTCCAACTTCGCCATTGTGTTTAATGTGTACAATCATATCTCCTTCTTGGATGTCAAATTCTAGTTCACCGTCTATTTCAATTTTTATTTTCTTACTCAATTCTAGCCTCCTTTGCTGTGTCTTGTACCAACATATGGTCGGCTGGAAAACTTTTAAATTTGTTAGCCCAGTACTCTGGATTAATAAATCGTTGTGTTATTTGTAACTGTTCGTCACTAAATGATTTTAACATCTTCTTGCCTGCCTTGCAACCTAACAACAACCACGGACTTAATTTGCCTTGCTGTATGTGTGCCACTGCTCTGTTGGTATTGACAAGTCTAAAGTAGTCTGACCATTGTGCATTTTGTTCAGTTGCCCAATCCATCATTGTTGCGATGCTTCTTTGCAGTGCCGCTTCGATTGGTTCTATCTTTAATGTCTCTATTAGATATGCTTCGTATAGATCATCTCTGGCCCAATGATCTAATTTAATTTTTGATTGTAATACATAGTCAATATATTTTTCTGGATATAATGGATTAATATGCATAATGAATCTACCAAATTTTACAAATGCATTATAATAAGAACTGCCGCAGAAGTCTTCATATGTCTTTGGCTTTTTTGCATTGTGTTGATGCACTTCATAGAATCTTTGAAATACCATAAAAGCGTTCACTACCCACTTCTCATCTCGTTGTAGATATCTTCTTTTTGGTTCGCATAGGTGTACTTGCAAAGTTCGTTCTTTCGCAAACTCCTTACTGCAATAGGTACATTTATTTAGACTGGGTGCCATGTGCTTCTAATAATTCCTCTAGTTCTCGGTCAGTAATAATTTTGTCCAACGTTTCTAAATCAGCTTCTTTCCAAGTTGGGTAGATTTGTTGTAATTGTTTTAATGACTTGTTAGGCACACGTTTCATTGGTTTAATCCATGGATGGAATTGATTCTGTAATGCACCACACATAGCAGTTAATATCCATAATAGCTTTTTGTGTTTGCCTAATGTAAAGCAGTGTTTGTTGACACACTCGTTAACCATCTCAACATAGTGTTCAACAAAAAATTGATCTTTAGATGAAACACTTGAAGCATATCTCATTAACATATAAGGTGAGTATAATGACTTTTCATGATCATCGATCCTGTCATAATAGTCTTTGTTTCTGTAGTCTACTGCTTTAAGACCATTACGAAGTTCAAAAAACTTTCTTTTACTTTTTTCTTTTGATTTTGCTGGCATATTTTAATCCGAACATTGTACAGTCTTTTGCTGATACAAATGTTAATTTTACTTTACTATTCATGTGTTGTAAACCTGAAAGTTTATCATTTAATTTTACTTGAGATAACCAATCAAAAAAATCTACTGCCCAGTTCCGGTCCATCCATACAGGAGTCCCATCACTAGTAATGATTATCGGTGCATCTATCTTAATTGTTTTCCTACCAGCAAGAGCCATAATCTATCTGTTCGCATTGTCTTGATATGTCTTTTACAAAGTAAGCACATACTGGATTTCTTTTATTCTCTAGCGGCACTGCTAGTAGTTGTCCTGATTTAATTTTAGGAAAGTACCATTTAACTTCTGTGTAAATGTCTACAACGTCAATAGGATAAAAGTCAGGCTTAACGCTCTCTAACGGATTAAATGTAAAAGCATCAAAGCCTCTATCATTTAAACTTGTTATAGGTAACACATGCATTTCTTGTTGTCCTGCTTCACCTATTAACATTTTCCAGTCCAATGGCATTTTTATTTTCCACTTGCCTATCTGTAACACAGCCGCTGGTGCATTAAATGATTCTAAAAATATTAAAGGTATGTAAAAGAAGTCTGGTTCGTTTGGATCTGCGTTATCCAATACGGCAAACCTCAAATTTTCATCTACAAATTCTGGAATCTTTTCCAGCTTGTAGGTTCTGTTATCTAGTGTAAGGATTTTCATAATTTATCTTTTCTATATTATACGGGTAATTTGCCTCTTTGTAAAACTTTTTCCTTGCCGTTAAGTGTCTTTTTGCAAACTTGCAAGAACTGGTAATGTCCCATATCTGTACATTGTCCTTATCTTCTGCTTTACGAATGCCTCTACCGATTGACTGTATGACTCTTACGAATGATTTGCCAGGTTCAATAAGAACAAGATTGAATATCCTAGGAATATTAATTCCAACGGATGCGACCCCATAAGTTGCAATAATAATTTTATTTGTTGCAGTAGACACTTCATCGTACTGTTCCTTCCTATCGACATTCTTAGTTGATCCAGATACGAAAACTGAATCTTCCAGCTGTTCTTGTAATATTTCGCCAGCTGATATTCTATCAACTAGTACTAATGTATTTCCTGATGAGGATATATCTTTAATGGTGTTCGCCACCCATTTCATTCTGACTTTATCTGTAGTTAGCCATTTAAGTTCTTCTGCATAAGTTTTAAACATTGGATGGTCTTGCGTCTGCAAAACATTTACATGACAGTTTGCAAGTACTCCTTTGTCTTGTAGTTCACTTGCTTGTATTCTATGTGTTACATCACCTATGCTACATTTCAATCCCATAAACTCGAAGTCTGCTTTAGGAACTGTGCCTGTTAGTCCCCAACGTATGCCACAGTGTGCAAACGGTCCTGTTAATAATCTTTTTAGTACATCTGCTTTGGCCATGTGTACTTCATCTATAATCACTGTGTTAATTCCTTTTATTGCTTCTGCAAATGCTTCTGAGTGTTCGTCTTTACTTTTCTTTTCTAATATGTTTAATGATTGCCAAGTTGCAATAGTGTTAAATCTTCCCAGCTCTTTTCTGTCTCCATAGTACACACCTACATCTAGTTCACAAGCAATAAAATCTTCTTCTGTTTGTGTTACTAGACTTTTGTTTGGTACTATTGTTAGTGTACGTCCGTATGGCTCAACCAGTTGACATAGTGCCGCAGTGATTATTGTTTTACCTGCTCCGGTGGCTATCTCTTGTATGCACTGTGGATTTTCTATAAATTTGTTTATTGTTTCAACTTGATAATCTCTTAACTCAACAGACTGTCCTGCCATTGGATGTGTTGCAGGCCATTTGATATGACTTAGATAATCTTTGTCTACTGCTTTAAACTCAAAGTTGTGTTGTTCTCTAAGATCCTCCATCTCAACATATACTCCACCGTCCTCTAGTATAGGAAGTATTTGATCAACGAGGTTAAGGTATGTTGTGCCGCCTAATCCAAAGAACGAAACCTTACCGTCCCATCTGCCTAGCTTCACTGCTGGAAGATGTCTAGCATATGGTATTTCGTATTTGAATTTATTGGATAATCTCTTACGCCAGTCGAGAGACAAGTTCTCGAACTTTACATTTACTTCGTCTTTGATTACTAATTTACAACTGCTCATTTAAAGTTTCACTATAATTCTATCATGCCAATCATAACTGCTCGGCTGATGATCATTATAATACAACTTTTTTGGAAGATTGTCTAGCATTCTTTTTAGGTTATCGGTACCTGCTGTGTAATAACCGCCACCTAGTGCTACTAAAGATGCTTTTGGTTTTATTTTACTTTTTATTAATGCTCTAGGTATTCTATTTCTAACAAAAATTACCTTAGTGTCTTTGTTTATAAATTTAAACTGTTTGCTCATTTGGTTTAGTTCAAATATATTTTGAAACATATCTTGAGTAATTTGGTTACTAACAACAGCGACTCTTTCACTTCTTGTCCAATTGTCTTTTAGGTCTTTTTGGTATACAGGTTCTTTGGCTTCAAATCCCCAAGAACATTGAGTCATTATGTCAATGCCTGCTCTTTTGAAAGCATTAAGCCAACCCCAAAATTCTTCTACTTCTTCCCTAGTTGTGATGTCACCACTAACAGGCATCATTAATGGAAAAGCATCTAGTTCTATCAGTCCTTGTACAACTTCATCTCTGTTATAATCGTTGTTGTCGATCCACAACTTGTCCGAATCGTTGTGTGCTATTGCTCCGCCTATAGTTGTGTCTGCCGGTACGTTCATTCCTCTAGCAGATATACCAAAGTTTTTCAAACTGTCTACTTGTTGTATTAATGGTAAACCTTTAATGTTGTTGTCCCAATACTCTTGCATTGACTCTGGTGCACTGTGTAGTAAAACCTCGTTGCCGATAACACTTGCTGACGGTTTTTTAAATCCTATAATTTCTTTTTTAACTTCGTCGTAATCATTTAAAATAGATTCGTCGACAAATTTAAAATCGTATCTAGCGGCAATCAATGTTAGATAGTATGCAGTCACATCAGAATGTGTAAATGTCCATTTCTTTTTCTCTCCATCGTATATTGCATAGTTCATAGGAAGTCCACGATAATCTTTCAATGCTCTAATTAACTGTATAAGTTTTTTATTGTACGGAAATCTTATCTCTATCTTTTCTATTCCGTCTTCATCCATGTATTTTTCAATGCTTTTATCGAAGTTAATAACCCTAAACTCTTCATCATACTTCGGTGTGTCGAGCAATTCTTTGATGTTCATGCCATGTTGTTGAAACTTTGTAAGATACCTCTTTAAGATCACCAGTGCTAATTTGGCTTGTTTTTCAGTCCAGGCATATTGAGCTTCTGCCAATGATCTCACAGTTTCCTTATCCTTTGGATGCGGTTGGATCTTTGAATTAGGCGTTTTTGGATCAGGCCCCCAAAAATAATCATTATATGCTAGTATTTTAAGTGCTTCGTTAACGGTTTTTGGTAAATCTGTGTGCATATTGTCCATCATATTTTAGATAATTATTAGTATATTATAACATATTTGGTAAAGCAGTCAACCATGAAAAAGATAAAAAGTAAAAGTGTAAATGTTAAAAAACAACTGAAGATCAAGTTGGAAAACACTCTGACTAGACACAAGAACATTGTTGGCTTTAGACCCACCGAAGCCCAAGCATACAGTTGGTTTAGATATCTAAATAAAACATTATTCAACAACAGATTGCCAATGGTTCCACTATATGTAAAAAGTATACACAAAGATTGGGGCAGATGTGTTGCTAATTGGGATAATAGAAAAACTCCTAAAGGTAAATTTGATCAAAGAGTTATACCATATCATATAGAAGTAGATTATTATATAGAACTACATCTTAAATTTCCTAAGTGGAAAGACTTTATAGAAACGTTAGCACACGAAATGGTGCATCTATACCAAATGACTTGGTTGAAAGATCCTTACTCAAATCACAATGCAAACTTTTTTGCTTGGAAAAGTAAATTTAATGCGGCCGGATTACGTCTGGCTAGATGCTAGTTCTTTCTCAAACTCCGCATAAGTTATAACTCTACTGTTGCCTAGGTCAGTACCTGTCTGAAAATGATTCATATAGTCAGGTGGATCGTCATGTACTACTGTGTAGGTTACATAAGGTCTCATTTTTAACATATCTCTGAATTGTTTCAACCATCCTTCGAATATTGCATCGCTATGTCTCTCACCGTAGTTCTCTGTGTCTTGGTAGATATTATTCAATTGGTCCTTGCCATATTCTCTAAAGTCAAATCCTATCAAATAGATATTCTTGTGTCCGTGTACACCAGCAGTCCAGAAGGCCGCGTTACCCGAAATCCAATGAGGATTGTTAGGTATAAGGTGCAACATGCCTTTGTGTTGTTTCCTGTTAACTTCTAGTGCAGGAGCATAGTGAAAACAGTTTTCATAAACTTTGTCCTCACACATCTTTACTGTTACTTTGGTATCCACTGAAAAAATAAAGTCGGGCATAAAGTCTCTATACAATGCATTACATCCATAAGTTTGTCCTGTTGCTTTTAGTTTGTTTAGGTCAAACTCTTTACGTGAAGGTCCGTTGCCTATACAGTACGCATTTCCTCTAGGGACTGCTTTCACTCTGTCTTCGAAGAATCCTGTTTCTTGTATACGTTCCCCCTTACGTATTATTGTGTTCAAGACAATAGTTTCACCTGCATATGGTGTCCATTCAATAGGATGTATTTCAGGCTTGCCGCCAATTTTTATAGTTTTCATTTTAAATATTTCTCCTCAAGTCTTGCTTTAATTCTAGTCCATGGTAGTCCTTGTTCGATTTCGTCTTTAAACCATTCTGTGTATGCAAGTTTGTGTGCCCACCCTAATCTGTTAGGCATCGCTGGTGTATTAATGTCGCACAGTTTTAAATTGCCAACATCATGGCACAAACTGTCTTCAGAGACAAAAACTGGCACACCACTAATAATTGCTTCCATGGCAGGATTAGAACTGTGATTAACCACAGCCCATGTTCTTTCTAATGTGTTCTTAAAATCAGTATCATCATAAGTTCTAAAATCTCTCTTAGGTAAACGAACTTTAACATTTTGAAAATCACTTTCTTTAAATTGGATAGTATTACGAGGGTGTGGTCTAACAAGTATTGGTCGAGCAGTATATTTTCTAATTTCACTTATTTGTTGCTCAATCCAAGTTGACATCTTTGGAAGTCCTTTCCATTGTTCTGATGCATCGTGTTGTCCGCATATAACAATTATGTCACCTGTCGGGTTCCACGGCTTGAGTGTGTGTTTGAATAATGACCAACGCTTATCATCAAACTCTTGATTGGCAAAGTCTGCCTGTCTGTTGATACCATTAATTCCTATCTTAAAACTTTCATTTCTTCTAAGACCACCGACTTCTAACACAATAACAGGTCTTCCGGTGGATCTAAATTCATCCCATATCCTTTTATAGTTTTCCATTCGTCCACGCCACAGCACACTCCATATTACTGCCACGTCTGCATTACACGACCTATTGAGAACTACTGTGTCTCCTGCATCTTGTAAACTCTTTATAAATGCGTCGAATATGGGTTTTGAATTTTGTGGTCCATATTCTGTCCAAACTTCTATCTTCATAAAATATTATTTTAATTGTTTCCAGTAATCAACAGTAGGTTCAGAACGTAAATCATTACGTGATGACGCACCGATTTTTTTACGATTGCCTTTCATGTGATCCATATACTGTCCTAACTCACTGTTAACAAACACATGGTGTCCTTTTACACCTTTCCAGTAACCTATATCGTTTACTTGTATGTTTTTTTCTTTTCTATATATTTTTGACAAGTGCCAAAACACATACGAGTCATGCCATTCTAATAATTTAAATACTTCGTCTGTAACATAAAGATTTTCCCAATCATTTACAAAGTTTTGTATCTCTGGATGTTTCATGTTATACCCAACGAATCCACACTCTGGATATTTGCCACCGTCGTTTAGTTTTGGATTCTCACGACCTAAGTATGTTAACATTGTTTCTTGTGGTAATACATTTTTAAAAAAGTCTATCGGTGTAGGTCTAAATGAAAATGTATCTCCGTCGATCCACACAACATAATCATATTCTTTTGAATTACGTACAGCATTTACAACACAAAATACTTTGTTTGAAAATCTCACAGCGGCCCAAAGAAATGATCCTTTGTTTTTGTCGTTTCCGCCCATTGCTTGTAGTTCTGCTGGACGTCTTACTCCGCCTTCTATTTCTTCTAACTCTCCGTTTGCAACAGGATCGTTTTTGTGTTTGTTTTTAAATTTGAATAATTCTGGCTCGGCAGTGTTAAGGTCTATCCATTGTATCCTATCATATTTGCATTCAGGTTTAGGCTCTTCTGCATATACTACTATGTCAACTTCTTTTGGAAATTGCTCAGCCATAGACTCGATACCTTTCTTACCGTATTGTTCCCAACAGCCAGGCTTGTATGATGTGATAACTTTGATTTTCATAATATTGATATTTAATCTACCTGGTCATGTTGTATTTTTTAATCCAATCACTAACAATCCATGCAGGTATAAGTGCCTTGCCGGCTTGCTGACTAGCTTTCGTTACATCTAGTTTAGAATTTTCGCCTGTTCTTTCTTTGTAAAATTTATTCAATTTAGAACTTGTACTAGTAGTCAGCCAATGCCCAACAGGAACAGTCCATCCAGTTTTTACTTTATTAATAATTTCGTTTGGTAATTTGCCTAGGTATGCCTTCTTAATAAAAGTTTTAGTATCGTTTTTATCAGGACCTAATTTCGAATCGGTGTGCATACTCATACAATATTGCATAAACATTTTTGTTGCTAATGGGAAACGTCCTTCCATACTGTAGGCCATGCCGTACTTGTCGTTTCTATTAAACATTTCTTCTGGTACCTGAGCAACACAGTCTAACGCCATATATGATCCTATAGGGTCATTAGAATTCCACAATTCTCCTGAATAGCATTTACGAAATTCTTTTATTAGTATATCATCACTTATAGGATTATCGGTTAATTGCAATGGACGTTTTATTCTCTTTAGCCATAGTGCTAGAACATCGTCCCATGTCTCTATTTTTGTTTTACCTATTTGTTTTTGTAGCCACTGTGGATTTTTCATTTTCCAGTACTTTGGATATCCAGCAAGTATCTCGTCACCCATATCCCCAGCCATTGTAACTACAATTTCGTTCTCTGATAAAAACTTATTAGTAGAACAATACATCGACATACTAGGATTGTATACAGGTTGTTCCATATAATATATGCTGTTGTCCCAACATTCTATAAATGTTTCAGGAGTTGCTATAACTTCTTTATGATTAAAATTATTTTGTTGTGCAATTATCTTGGCACAGTTAGCGTCACTATTATAATCTTCATCTGCTTGTACATTAGGTTCCATTCTGTTTGTAAATGTATTTGCTTCACCTTTTAATTGTTTTAACTCATACGCAACCATGCTTGAATCAAGTCCGCCACTTAGGAATACACCAATTTTTCTTCTACCTATTGAACACATCTCAACTGTTTTTTTTACGTTTGTTCTAAACTCTTCTGCATTAAATTGTTTGTTACTTGTAGGTTTAATATAAACTCTGTGTGTTTGTGTGATTTTTTTATCGACCATATTGTATACTATGGTCTCTCCTGCTAGTAATTTTTTAATTCCTGTAAAGAATGTATTGCGTAACGCATTGATTCCAGTCCTTGCCATGAAACTTACTGCAAGATTGTCCATTGTTCTGCTGTTAGGAACTTTATCTAACATGCCTTTTATCTCAGAACCAAAAACCAATCCTTCTTTGATTTCTGCATAGTACACAGGTTTTATACCTGCATGATCTCTGCTTAATGTAAGTGTGTTTTTATCAACTTCGTAATACGCAAAGCCGTGCATAGAATCTATTTCATCAACAAACAATAAGCCAAATTTATCTAGTCCCCAAGCAAGTAGTTCAGTATCACAGCCGGTTGTGTCTGTAAAGTCTTTATATTTTTCTTTTAATTCGTAGTAATTAAATATTTCTCCATTATAAACAAGTTTGTTTCCTTGAGGTGTTGTCCACGGCTGTGTAGCATCACCTGGCTCACCCATTATGCTTAACAAGTTGTGCCCTAGAGTTATATTTTCGTTGTGCCAAACACTCGACCCGTCAGGTCCTCTGTGCTTACATATATCTATAAATTCTTTTATAAATTTTGGATTGTGTTCGGTTATACCGTATATACCACACATTACATTCCTAACTTTTCTTTAAATCTTTTGAACACCGTACCATTTCTAATTTCTTTTTCACTCCACAGTTTATATCCGAGATCGTTAAGCCATTGAGTCCTGTCGGGATATTCCGGAGTTTCTATGTTGTTTAAATCTTTGTTAGCTACTGGCCAACTAATTGCAAGGTCTGAGGTATTAAACGTAGGTATCCCGCGAACACAAGAGTCAACACCGGCAGTGGAATTATGTGTAACAACAGCATGACAATTAGATATTGCTTCTTGGAAATGGAATCTATAATACTTTTTTTCATCTCCTTGAAAGAACTTTTGTCCTACAATAACTTCTACATCGTCTGGAAACTCTTTTATTCGTTCTTCTATATGAGCAACATGATTTGGATGAGGTCGTACAATAAATTTTCTATCTGTCATAGGTCTCAATTTTTCATAAACTCCGTTGAACCATTCAATAGGATCGAGATTGTTCATACTCCAATTGTCTTTAGGTTGTAGCACAAACAGAATTGGATCCTCTTGATCGGATTTTCTCCATGGTTCGCTTTTAACATTCCATCTGGTTTTTGCGGCCTCCCATCTATCAGGAGGACTGTTATCTGACAAGAAGTCGCCGTTGTTCATGGGTGAAAATAATGAAACTCGCCAGTGGTGTTTATCACCGTGTACATTGCCAAAACTTGAAAGTAATCCTCCGTCAAATGTTATTATTTTAATTCCTTTTTTCTTTGCACGTTCTACTAGGTCTCGTCTACGTCCCTTGGTGTGATGCATTTGATTACTGCCACCATATCCAAACATGCAACCGATTGGTGCAGTTGGCTCCATTTCATCTTTAGTCCAATCCCCAGTCTTTGTTTCATTAATCATTATGGGTTCGTCACCACAAGCTCGTATACCTTCAGCCATGTATTGCAAGAGATCATAACTTGCTCCTCTACGTCTATCTTTTACTGTTCTTCTAAATATTTCAACTTTCATCTAGTATTCTCCATGCATAACCGTTGCTTATTTCTTCTGCTGTGAATTGACCGTATGCCATTGAATAGTATAACGGTTCTCTGTCAATGTAGCAAGGGTTTTCTATCTTTGAGAAATCTGTTTCTGATATAGGTGCACAGGCATTATGCACATTAGTAAAACACGGAATACCTCTAGTAGTAGCTTCTAATGTGATATTTGAATTGTAGGTAACAATAGCATAAGCATCATTCCAATCTATCGGTCCACTAGGTGCAGTATTATCTTTGCCTGTCACTATCATTCCTCCGTCGTCATTGTATCCTATAATTGGATTGTATCCTTTATTCTTTACTATTATTGGACGATCGGTATTAGCTTTAAGCGTCTCTAGTGTTTTGTCTAGCCAGTCGTGTACTCCAAAAAATTCTTTTATAGCATTAGATGGCGGGCATACAATAATGTTCTTTCCGTTTTTCTTCCATGGGTTAATAGGCCACGGAAATGATTTTTTAAAACGGTCATCGGGTCTGTCTTCTTGCCAGGTCTTTAAATGATTGTTCTTTACAATTTTAGTGTAGTAAGGATTGTTTCTTGTTTCACCCCAATACGGTCTGTCCATATAATAAAAATCAATCTTGTTTTTTTCTGCCCATTTGTATACTAGATGTGTTCCACGTAGCACTCCAAACATCACAGCTTTAGTACAATCTTTTTTATTAATAATGTCATTAGGTAATAATTTTTTTGCATTAGGTAGTCCTTGCACTGCCCAGTCGACATATTTCTCTGTGGGTTGTCTATTAGTAGAACTAACGTAAATCATTACTCATATTTAAGGTTGTCTTGTTACCAGATGTAAATTACCAATTTAATCTAAATGTCTAACTAATTCTGCAACGTTCACTTTGAAATTAATTAAATCGCTTTTTCTTTTTATGCCTGCAGGCTTTTTCTTACCATCCATTGGTATCGGTACTGCTTCGGCTATATAAAGTTCGTGCTTCAACCCTAGGTGATGTGAAAGTATTGGATAAACTTTTTTATGAATCATTTTAGGCTCTTGTATTTCGATAACTTTAGTTCCACGTTTACACCACAGTAAGTTTACTAATCCTGCACCGTGAGCCGCAACAATGTGTGTTGCTTCTGCAAACGTTTTCATCTGTTCTCTTATACTCATATTTTCGAGGGCAACTGCTTCGTACCCTTTAAGTGCTAATAGTAGTTCATCGGAGTTTGTTAGTTTTCTTGTTTTAGCACCTGGACGTAACACAACTATTTTCCTGTGTGCTGTTGTACCTTTGAGTCCAGGACGTCCTTTGAAATGTTTTAGCCATGGAGCCAAGTGAGGAGTAATAACGCCATCTCTAGAATTGCTTAGACTGGGCACTAGTAAATGTCTAAACTGCCATGTTTCGCCTTTTGGCATCACTATAACTTTGACCTCGGGAAATAATTCTTTGATACATTTTTTAAGATACTTGCTTTCGTTTGCTAACACGTAGCAGTATCTTGTAAAATCTGTGGACCATCTCTTTTCTAAAAGTCTAAATTTAGATATAACGTCAATCCAAATATGCCATGGATTTTCTGCACTTGCTTCATCAATTGGTAACCATACGTAATGATATTTCTTGTCAAAGTATTCGGTAGTAGGTGGTAATACAACATCCACATCATCACTCCAGTCATTCCAAAGTTTGTGTGATTTTTGAGGCTTATGTTTGCTGGCATGTGTGAGTCCCCAAACATAATTGGTTATAAGTTTGTTAGCCATAGTAACAAGTACTGGGCAAGTGTTTACCTTAACATTATGAAATTCTGCGACGAACGTTGGTAAACTTGTAAAGTTTGGATCAATATCTTCATGGTATGGCACTGCATAATCATAACCATTATCTACCATTTCCCATTTGTCTAAAAAGTATTTGATCGAATCTATGTTTTTCATGTTTGCATTTTGTCAGTAAGTATACTATAATTATACTACTAAACAACAGCATGAGCAAATTATTATCAAATGGGTGTAGTTTCTTAACACCGAGAAACAAAGACGGGGTAGAAACATTTACCACAAAAATCTTAGCGGAAGGTTACAATCTAGAATTGTTTAACCTTGCAATGGGTGGTCGTGGTAATACTAGAATAAGTTTTTCAACTAAGGTTTGGTGTGAGCAAAATAATAATGAAGATGTTTTTGCTGTGATAGGGTGGTCCAGTGCAGTAAGGAACGACTACATAACAGACGATGGGTGGAAGAAAGGCCGTATACCCGGTACCGATCTTACTTGGCGGACTTGGAAGACATTAGACAATGTAAGTTTTATACGAAAACAACAAGGCTGGGATATAGAAAGCAATCTTACTATGAAGTTTCTTAATAATGTTTTTGATTTGCAAAATTATTTTGAACGTAAGCAAATACCTTATGTGATGTATAACTCTCTGCCTAACGACTTTGGTAATGGCACCGAAGACTTTACTATAATTAGAAATGCAATCAACATGGATAGATTCTTTAATCCAAAAGTGAGTCAACTTGAATTTGCCTCTGATAAAAATTTAATAGTAAGTCCTAACGATCCACATCCGTCAGCCGAAGGCCACGAACAGTGGGCAAAACAATTAAAAGAGTTTATAGATGTTAACAATTTACGCACCATTTAATAATAAAAATAGCAAAGCATACGAAGTCTTCGATGGTGTGCAAAAGTCTTGGCCCGAACAAACAAAATTGTTAGACAATCAAACTGAAATAGAACCAGTAGCAAACAGTATGTTTTGGGGATTCGTTGGCAATAATAGAGCTATGGTTAAAAAACTTGAAGCACGTAAGCACCAGTTTTGGTTTACAGATACTCCGTACTTTGGAAGATTTGATAATAATAATTTAAAACCAGACAATCATTATTGGCGTATTTGTAGAAATAAAATTCATGCATCATATATTAAGATGTGCAAGTCAGATAGATTTGATAAATTTGGAATTAAAATTAAAGCACCTAACTTTAAAGGTAGTTACATATTGGTATGTCCTAGCTCAGCTGGTATACACAACTACTTAGACAAACCTAATTGGACAAATGACATCGTAGCACAAATTAAAAGGTACACAGATAGACCAATAAAAATTCGACAAAAGCCCCGAGGTAGAGGTACATCAGGACCAAGTGAAGCAACAGTTCCCTTATCTGAGGATCTCAAAGACGCTTGGGTATGTGTAACAAGTTGTTCGATAGCCGCCGTTGAAGCACAGTGTATGGGCATACCTGTTATATGTGATGAAAAAAGTTTTGCTAAAGAAGTTGGTGGACAAGAACTTGCAGACATTGAAAATCCTTTCTTTGTTGGTTGTGAAGATTGGGTATACAGTTTGGCTTATCAACAGTTTTCACCAGAAGAAATTGCCAACGGTAAAGCAGTAGAGATATTAATGGACAAAGGATTATTGTGAAAATAGAAAAATTAAGCGAGGGGCTATGGGTTCCGTCCGCAGATGCTCAGATAGAACAATGGCGTGAAAAAGGAAAGCCATTCATGCAGGAAACTGGACTCAATGAGTTTCTTCAATGGTGCGAAAATCAACATAAAAAATTTAATCTAATAGTAGATGTGGGAGCATGGTGCGGAACATGGACATTGGCCATGCAAAAATATGCAAAAAATATACATTGTTATGAACCAAACAAAATACATTATGAATGCCTTACAAGAAATGTAGCACGATATAATCATGTTAGATTGTACAATCAAGCAGTTGGTAATGAAGATGGATTTGTTAAACTAACTGAGGAGTCTGCCACACAGAATACTAGAGTCCTAATGGAAAAGGGAGAAACAAAGATCAATAAATTAGATTCCTTAGACACAACAGGCATTGACATGATTAAGATAGATGTCGAGGGCCTCGAAATGGAAGTTCTTAAAGGTGCAGGAAAAATTTTAGAAAATGTTGAATACTTAATGATCGAATTGAATGGTAATAGTGAGAAATACGGTAGCAGTAAAAAGGATATCAAGGAACATCTGAAATCCCTCGGGTTCAAGGTATTAATGAAAACCTGGCCTGACCTTGTCTATTACAAAGCATAATGTACGAATACTTAGAAAAACTAAAAGTCAAACACGAGTTCATGCCAGCAAAGATCTTAGACATAGGTGCTTGGAATGGTTTTTGGACTAACAATGTTAAAAAAATCTGGGCAGAGGCAGAATACACATGCATAGAAGCAGGACAAAAGCATGAGAAGAAGTTGAAAGAAATTACGTCCAACTATCATATCGCAGTGTTAGGAGATTCGAATAGAGAAATTAAAATGCATCTGGCTGAAATTTCAAAAGGCAACAAAAAGAAAATAACGTACACAAAAGGTTCCAGTGTGTTTGGTGTGTATGAAAATTATGAGTTGAGACAGATGCAGACACTAGATGAGTTAGTGGGCAGTGACGCACAGTTTGATTTGGTAAAACAAGACGTTCAAGGTGCAGAGATTATGATAATGAAAGGTGCTCCAGAGATTTTTAAGAGAGCAAAGTATGTGATACAGGAAGTGAACCTACACAAGGATGAAAATTTTCCAGACATGCCCCATGAAGAAATAATGGACAGTTACATGAGCACATTGGGATTCAATAACAGCGACATCATAGCCACGCACGACGGATTAGATCAAGTGGACAAGATCTACTTTTAACCTCTATAAAAACAATTTTTATTATCTTTCATAAGAAATAAATTTAATGTTATTCTTTGCTCCACTTGATCACTTTCGTAACTGTGCCAAGTCTTGCCTTGTTGTCCGCAAAATATAAAAGTACTGTTAGGCTTCCATTCTGCTTCTTTAACAAACGCTTTTTCATTCTGCTCCGTGTACATTTTTGTTCCCACATTCACTTCTGGAGTTATGTAGGTTACACTGCTCCATATTTTTTCAAGCCCTTCTTGGTGTATGTAGAACTTATAAGGCAACGGTGGAGTCACAGAAATGTGGGCATTGACAGATAGGTCTTCGAACCATCTATAATTGGGATATTGGTCACACAAAACTTTTGCATTATCTAAAATTATTTTAGCTATATCATGTATTTGATCATAGAACTTAATGTTATGATCAGTAAAATCTTTTGGAAATATATGAACAAGTCTGTCTTTGGGCACCTTTATGTTGAGACACTGATCTTTAAGTTTAACGAATTCTTCTTGTGGCAATGTGTCTTCTATAATTTGATGCGACCATGGATCATTGATTGTGGTGCTGTCAATACATTTACTTACAAAATGCTTTCCTATCATTGCATACTTCCTATTTTACTAATTGTATTTTGTTGTTCTGCCTGTAATTTTGATTCCATGCCTCTTGTCCAGTTGCCGTTGAACTTAGCCCTAGAACAAGTGTTGCAGATCAAATTCTTTTTTTCTTCTGAGTATTTTTCAGCGTATATTATTTCGTGTTCTTTTTGCATGTTTTTCCATGCTCCCTCAATTCCGATTTCAAAAATGTTTCCATAGTCTGTCTTTCCTTCTGCATCATCACAACACAAAACTGCTTGTCCGCTCACTAACACTTCCATTCTCCTTAGTATACGTCCGGAGCCCATTGCACACCCTTGCATATAATTTTCTTCATCAATTACAGAATTGTATGGTTTAGTCCAATCACCATCCCCGTCGCCCATTCTATTTTCAACCCAGTTCTGTTTGGATTTCACTTTTCCAAGTGTAACGTCCTGATATTCTTTAATAACTTTGGCACTAGCAGTGGCCGATTGATTTTTGTGTTTAACACCGATTTTAATCCTTTCTGAAAGTTTTGGATAGTTTTCTTTTACAAAGTTTAGACTTTTCAGTGTCTTGTCTTTTTTGATATTCATAAACTCCCATAGTTCTTCTGCGGTATGTCCGATAACACTCATATGAACATTACCTATTAGGTGTTTGTATTTGTTTAAAATTTCACACTGTTTTTTAGTAAATGATACACCGTTAGTAGTAATACCAACATTAATTTTATAGTGATTACACAGTTCCATGATGTACTCTAGATTAGGTTGCACTAGTGGATCACTGTATCTCCATGGACTAATAGCACACGCATAATCTTTTACTTTGTATTTTTTTATAAGTGAACCGTAGTCGTGTAACAGCATACCTAATTGTTCTTTGGTCATTAGTTGACCGTGATATGTTTTGTCTTCACTTAATGTGGTGTATGGACAACAATAACATTTTGCGTTGCATAAGTTGATAGGTTCAAATGCTATTGACGAGGGCAATGGTATCTCTCTATACATTTTCTTTCACATAGTCGGTTAACCATTTTTCTAAAGCTGGGCCATCTAGTGGTTCTGGTGTGAGCCATTCTTGTACACCATGAGTCGAAGCCCATTTACCACTTGGCATTTGCCATGCATTGTGCTTAGGTTCTTCGACATGTCTGCCAACCATGTATCTCCGTGTACCAGGTCCAAATGGTTTGATTTCAGACTGGACTACGATTAATCCCAGTTCATCGATCCACTGAAGCATTCTGTTCATGTGTTTCATAACTGTACTTATCTTGATTTAATATAGTGGATTATGCACTGAAAAGATTGATTACTTCTTTCTTCCAATCATCGGAATACTCGCAATCTCTATAACCATCGAACCACGGACCACCTTCTGTGTAGTGTAGTATCTTAGGTTTGCCATCTTTGGGTTCTTTGTACCAACCTACTAGCCAATTGTATTCGTGAGGTAGAGATCCAATGTCTGCATCATCTAGCCAACTAAATCTATGTAGGAATTTTGGTGTTTCTTTGTTTAGTAGTTCGGGAGTTAATATTTTATTCTTAGGATGTCCGCAATTCCACAGTACCATACTGCTCCAATTTTTTCTTGGATATGCTGTTTGTACTTGTCCATCCATCTTAATAGATCCTTCTTCAGGAGTGTAATCGTGTTGCACACAAACAACTGCTTTAGAATCATCACAGTATTGTTCAAGTTCTTTTGCTGGAATTTTCCAAAGGAAATCACAATCACAAAATACAGCCCAACCTTTGTAGTCATTAAGATAAGGCACAAAGAATCTAGAAAATGTAAATTCTGTTGTGGCTAACTTGTCTATTTCTCTAGTATACATACCTTGCTCTCGCATCTGATTTTGTTTTAATGGTATAACTTCTGCAGATGGATCTCTACGTTTGATAGAGTGTTCACACACTTGATATGATATGTCTTCTCGAGAATCCCAACCTACGTATACTTTCATTTTACTAATAACTCATGTATTTGTTTCCAATTATTTACACGGATAACATCGGGGTGATTAAAATCTCTATTGTATGGATGGTCGATTAATATAGGCTTTAAACCGTAAGAGAGCCCTGCTAGTACGTTCTTAGGTTTGTCCTCGACCCAATACAGTCCAGTACCGTGAAACTCTGCTAATGCCGAGTCTTTGTCTGCTCCGGTACCTAGTATGTGGTAATTGGTAAACACATAGTTGCCAAATAATTCTCCCATTCTCTTCTTACGTAATTCTTGTGCTGGCTTGTCTGATGTTTGTGATGTAATAGGTATAAAGGTCCATCCTTCGGCGTGTAATAATTTTACCCAAGTTTGTGATTCCAACATAGGTCGTTGTGTGCCCATCCATGCACTTCTATTAAACTCTCTAATTTTTTCACCCATTTTTTCTTTGGATAAACCAAATCTTTCTTCCATCCAATATGTGTTTTGTTTGTCTGGTAGTAGTCTATAAGGGTGATATCTAGCACCTCTTTCATCAAACAGTGTGCTTTGTAACATCCATTTAGTAAAATGGTTTTCCCATTCTAGGAGTACTCCGTCTACGTCTGTAAGTATTATTCTATTATTTGATATCGGCATCTTCCATTCCTGCTACTCTCAATTTAACAATGTTTGTTATTTGCCATTGTTTTTGATCTAATCCTTTGGTGATGCCTAACCATTGGTTACGTATTAATGCAAAGTCATTAACTATCTTAGTCATGTCAACAACATCAGTTTCGCCGTCTACATACTTCTCTGCATCTCTACTGCTTAACAGTTTATTATAATTTTCTAAGAATTTTCTAAAAGTTTTAGATCTTAATCTTCTTAATTCTATGTTTAGGTATTCAAGAATTGCTTCGAGTTGTTGTAATTGACTAAATCTTTCTTCAACTATTCCAGGTAATGATGCACTAGCTCTTTCTAAGTTACCGTATATCTTACACTGTTTTCTTGCTTCTAATAATTCGTTATCAAAAAATGCAACACAGTCTGGTATCTTAGATAAATTTCTGCTAACTTCGTTGTACCAGTTTATCATTCGTCCTCAATATATCCATCTTCGTCCACTTCTTCTTCTTCGAACACTGTTGCTATTGCTTCTTCAAGTTTTGGATCGTATTCTGCAGACGCTTTTAATTCGTCATGTTCTACACCGATATCTTCTAAACTCTTAATAAAGTCAATTGCCATGTCCAATTTTTGTCTTTCGGGGACGTAATGTATAACTGAATTCCACAAGCGTTCGATATCCTCGTGTGTAAAATCTATCATGTACTATTCCTTTTCTTCTTTAATTGGTTCTGCTTTTTTAGTTTTTGCTTTAGGTTTTATATCAACCTCAATAGGAGCATCAGTATCTTCTTTGTCAGCAAAGTCTGTTGATTCTTTGAAGTCTGCCATTAGCATATCTAATTTATCACCTATCCATTGTTTTCTAAAGTCGATATGTTCTTTACCCGCTTTATCAATGTATTTTAGCCTGTTTCCAGTCTGTACAAGTATACCTTTCTTTTCAAATAGGTCCACTAGTCCACTGTACGGGTTCATTCCTGTTTCGTATGGAATCTTAACCTGTACACCTTCAAACGGTTTAGCATATCTTGTTTTCATAACTTTACATGCCGCTCTAATACCTCTTACGTCTGTAACTTTGTTACCATCAAGATCTTCTTTTAATTTAAGTTTTTTCATTGCAATAACGATTGAACTTGCATAGATAAATCCCTGTCCACCTGATATCTTATCATCTGGGTCAAACATATCCTGTGATGCATAAGTGTGGTTAGTTGCTACAAGGCCTACGTTCCATGAACCGAACATGTTAACACAGTTTCTCACAAGTGCAGTCAATGCCTTAGGTTTTCTACCTAGGTCACCTTTCATATCACCCGCTTCAAACTGATTAACGTCAGTTGGTGTAAGCATCATACCTAAACTGTCTATAACAAATAGTACTTTAGGTGCACCTTCTTTGTCATCTGCGTGTGCTTCTTTGTAACCCTTCATAAACTCTGAAATAGTTTTTGCTACGTCATCAATCATTGATATACTTAATTTTAAAAGTTTATCTTCTGATGTGTCCACTTTTAATGCTTGTAACCATTTTTCATCTAGTGCATTCTCTGTGTCAACAAGTATAACAAATATACCTTGCTCTTGTGCATTCTTAATAATGTTTCCTGCGGCTATGTATGATTTACCTGCTCCTGATTCTCCTGCAAATACAGTAACTTTGCCTAGCGGAATTCCTTTGTTGAAATCGCCTGTCATCAAATAGTTCAAT